ACCACCACCCTCTACGCCAGCATCAGCAACAACTACATCGAAGGTAGCATTTTTGGTGTCTCCATCAGCAGTTAAACCAGGATAAGTACCAGGAGTTCTGCCTGCTTCTGTAACAGCATTATCGACAATTGAACCGATTGGATCTAGATTGTCATCCTGAAGGAAGTCTGCGCTGGTAGGTTCGTCACCGGATGTAATAACAATAGCAGCTTTCCAGAGCGACTCTGCCATGGAAGCTTCGTAGGATAGAACGTATCCAGTAGCACCATTGCTGAATGTTACTGAGTCGCCAACAGCTAGTGGATTTAGTGAAGCATCCGTTGGAGCAGTTGTAAACTCAACATAAACGTCAGCACCACTGTCGATGACAACTACGCCAGCTGAGTTACCCCACTTACCAGGAGATCTAGCAGCAAACTCGGTAGTGTAGCTGTTACCAATCCAATCAAGTTCATCCTTAACTAGAAGATCAGTACCACCAACATTAGCAGTTTTGAGTCCATCTGTTTCTGCTCTAACTACAGCGAGTCTTCCGCCATAGGTTAGAAATTCCGAAGCAACAAAATAGTCTTCTGCGTTTGCTTCGACGGGTAGACCGAAAGTATCGATCAAAGATCTTTGTGAATCAATCTCAGTGATTCTGCCTACAGGTCCTTTAGTAAAGGAAGATGCAAAGGCAGCGGTTAGTGCCTGTGCTCCTGTAATTGTCGCCGTTGTTACGTCACGTTCTCTTAATAAAATACCAGGCGAGATTTGACTTGCCATGTTGTGTTCCTCTGGGTATCCATTTGAATCTGAAATTATTTATTATTTCGAACTATTTGACTGGGGAAACATGACGTGAACTACCAGTCTGGATACTCCCACTTTACAGACTCAGCTTTTCTGGCATTGGATACTCTGCAAATACAGCATTGTTTACATTCATAGGAGTAAGCTGCTGCTACTGTTCCTCTGTCTTTACGTGTGAGATAGAAGTCATCCATCAGACTCTTTGTTTCTCCACAAACTCTACAAACACGTTCCTGGAAAATTAAGTGGTCTAATGAAAACTTATCTTCTAAATCCATTATCGATAATCCCACATATAAGAAACATCTTCCTGTACATCTCCATACCACACAGACCCATCGGATACAAATCCATCGTCACCTTCTAGACCAGTGGTGATAAAACCAAATGGCGCCATGTCTTGCTCAATCTGATTTTTTTGCTCGTCATAGATACGTTGACGAACATCATTGTCAGTCATCTCTTTGAAGTAGTCTTGCTGAACTAACCAGGCAAAGATAACCAGACACATTACAAGGTCGTCATGGAATCCTTCGTCAGCTTCAAACGATTGTTTCTTCTGGATGAAAGTAGTTAGTTCGTTAATGATCTCATAGTCTCGGAACAATAACTTATCATCCTCTACAATCTGCTTCAGGTTAGCACATCCAACTTTCTTCACAGTGATACTCATCTTGACACCTAACTGTGTTTTGTTGCCAGAGAATCCCTGACCTACAATCTGACCAGCACGTCCTCTCATAGCACACATGAGAACGTTAGGATACTCAAGATCAAAGTTTAAAATAGATGCTACAGAGTCTCCTACATCGTTGACTTCACATAACACCCAAGCATTGTTATACGCTCTCGCTACATCATTAATGATGTTTGGAAAGAGCATAGGTTTTATCTCGTTATTCCTATACTTTGCCACGATCTTATAAGGAACAGTGGTAATATCAAACACAACAAAAGCAGAATAGTCTCCACCGATGCCCCTGCTAACGTCAGCTGTGATAATGTACTCTGCTTTGTCGTTTGGTTTTTCGTAAATATCTAACCCTTGATTAGTACTAATTGGTGTATCAAATACTAATGATCTAAGTTTTGAGGCGGATATCAATGTGTCAACTGATCCTAAGAACTCACACTCAAATTCTTGAGTGAACTGTCTTTCGGAAGTGTTCTTAATTGTCTGTGCTTTCCATTCTTCATCTCTTCCCGGCACCTGTGACCAGTGAACTTCGGACCACACATATTCATTACGTTCGTTCTGTGCATCCATCCACATCTTATAGAAGTGGTTCATACCGTAAGGCGTAGAGATAATGATAATCTTTGTCGTCTTACCAGATGAAATTGTAGGATATACAGAGGAGAAGAAATCATCTGCAACGTGATTTGGAACGAAAGCAAATTCGTCCAAGAAGATAATGTTGAAAGACATACCCCGAACAGCAGATGCTGAGGTTGAAGCAGCAAGGATCTTAGAACCGTTTTCTAATTCAATGTTACCTTTGTTCCAAACTACAACACCTTGTTGTAACCATTTGGGTAAATTTTCATACGCTGTACATAATCTACCTAGCAAGTCTCTAGATGTAGATGCTTTGTTTGCTAGAATACCAACGTTAACATTATCATTAAACAAAATAAAATGCAACAAGTAAGATACCACGGTGGTAGACTTTCCAGTCTGACGTGGTAGCTTAGCAATGTTAAATCTGTTCTTGTGAAATTTTTCAATCAGTTCTTCCTGGAAGTCCCACATTTTAAATGGCACAAGACCTTCGTCAACGTTAACGATCTTAACGTAATTCTTTGTAAAGTATACAGGATCTTCTCTACACTTAATAAATTCTCGAACTTGTTCTTTTGTAAATTCTTGCTGGACCCCTGCTTTTTTCAGCAGCGGATTACCAAGATAAATTTCGTCAGAAGCACCCATTACATATTATTCGCCTGATCTATTTAGTTTCTAATCTAATCTGATGAATACCACTGCTAAACTCTTGGGGCATTAGATTAAACGAGATGCTAATTCTATCTCCAACATGTTCTTCCGGATACCCATGTGGTAAATAACTATTCCATAGATAAAGATCTCCTTGGTTGGGGTGCATCGAGAAAGCTGGTTGAGAATAGTCTGTTATATTACTGTAGTCTTTTTGTATCTGTAAATATGGAAAAGGCATACAGTCTAATGTAAACTGTTTTTGAAATGTAATCGGGGAATTACCTGGAACAAACTTGACGTAATATGTTCCTGAGATAACAGAGTTTGAATGATTGTGTCTATACTGAAACCCTCCCTCTTCACATAGGTTGATCCAAGAGTCCAGTACAATATAGTTTTGATGTTTATGTGAAACAACTTCTTTTGCAAAACAATTAGCAGACTCCACGATAAAATCATGGAGAGCTTCAAAACTTTTTTGTTTGAGAACATCATTCATCCACCAAAGTCTACCATCTTGCTGTCCGCTTGGAGGGTTTAGACGAATAATGTCTCTAACTTTTTCTAGAACAGATTTATTTTCTTTATAGTGGAATACACTAACTGGTTCTGGAAAAATAGAATAGGTTTGCATGATGTAGCATTCACTTAATGCTATTTATTGTTCATCTCAGGTCCGTTCTCTTCTAAATCTTCAAGACGTTTTGCCCAAGTATCGCCACCATCCATTCCACGCTTAGGATTGATACATTGGAAGTTACCAAGTTTGTTGCAAACCAATCCGGCGAGATCTAACTCATTTCCCATCTTACCCGTGCCAGACCAGTAGTGCTGTCCGTTAATCCACAATGCCCCACACTTGGGACACTCAGCTCTAGTGACCGATAAATCGGACATCTCTTTGCCTGACATAAGCAACTCCATGTGATTATATATTTAGAAAGAATGTATCAATATGTTACAATTCTTACTTAAGATATGTATAGCAAATATAAATTAAAGGTTAAGAGTCTTCATTATGCCAGAAGTCTTCCCAATCATCTGTGCTATTTGACACATCTTCCCACCCCGGTTCATAAAGAGAACAAGGTTCTTCCATAAGGAGATCTGCTTTCATACGCTTAACACGTTCGTACAGCTTTTTAAGATCCATTTTACCAGTTACGGGTTACAAGTATTTTATACGGTAATCCTTAGCAGTTCCACGCTCTTAATGATTTATTAATCCTGCTGTCAGGATCCCGTGACGTTTTCTTACTGGTAAGCTTCTTTTTCATTCCTTTCATTCGAGCGCAGAAGGATGCCCTCCTGGGATTTCCAACCTTCTTGCTTGGTGCTTT